CTGCATAATTACCATCTTTTAATGCAATTATGTGTGCGCACTTATGTTCGTGCGGTATCTCAGAATGTTCGACGTCTAGTATATTACTCTCTGGATGTGCAAAGTCAACGGTAAATAAATATTTACCATGATGCCACTTTTTATCTTTACCTATATATTTGCCGAATGTGCCACTTAGAATATCCCAAATATGAACAGAAGGATAATAACTAAAACAATTCCAAAGTTGAAGTTCATCAAGTCTTTTACGTGGAACAGATGATGGTTGAAAACCACGTTGAATAAAAGCCGTAATTGGGAGACGATAAAAAACTGCGCCGTTTTCCATAATTGCATGCCATAAGATAGCGTGACCTGCAATAGAGCTAAGACCAAATATAATGCAGTCTTCAACTTCTCCGTGATGTTTTTTTCCGTCATATAAATATTCCTTTTTTATTTGTGCGTATTCGGGTGGTATATTTGCATTTAAGTAAGCCATGATAATTATCCATTTATTTCTCCCCAATTGTTTCCTGATTCATAATCAACTTTGTTAGGGATCTTTAATTTAACAGCATTCTCCATAATCTCAATAATTTTTTTAGCTTGATTATCTGACTCTACAGAAATATCTAATTCATCATGTATTTGTATGTGTGGTACAATGCCCTCTCGATATAAATCTAACATAGATTGTTTAGTCATATCTGCTGCTGATCCTTGTATTAATTTATTTAATGCTTTGTAAGTAAATGCTCTTCTTATATTTGCTTTTGAAGCTTTAGGATATTTTTTAAAGTATGCTGCTTCTGCATCAGCCTTACTCATAGGTGCAGTAAATTTACCGTTGTTCCACTCTGCTATTTCCCATTTATCAAATCTACATTTTCTACCACCAAATGTTTTTATATATCCAAATGCAGATCCATCTCTAGATATTGCATCCATTAAATCTTTTACAAATGGCACACTATTATGATATTTATTAAACAATTTTGTTGCTTCATCTTTTGTAGATAAACCTAACTCCGCTTGTAGTTTTGCTTTACCCATACCATAAAACAGTCCAAGATTAATTGTTTTAGCTTGTGTTCTAGATATATTGGCCATGTCTGCAACAGTTTGATGGAAGTCAACTGTGTTGTTTTGAAAACGTTCTACTATTTCTGTAACTTCTTCATCACCTTTAAATTTTGTAGCTGCATAATGCACAACTAAACGAGGTTCTTGTTGTGAATAATCAAAACAACCCCACTTGTGATTGTTTTCTGGTATAAACAGTGATCTAATCATTGGTCCTAGTTGCTTGTTTCTAGCTGGTATTTGCTGGAGGTTTGGATTAGAATAAGAAAATCTACCCGTCACTGTGCCTCCACCATCTCCTCTAATAGGGTTTATATCTGCATGTATTCTACCTTTATATTGATATTTAATAATTGTATCAATAAACGTAGTATGTGCCTTGTTAATTTCTCTAGCTTTTGCTATTCTTTGTACAATAGGATTTTTGTGTTCTTGAAGAAAATTTTTAGTAAAGGAAGGTGCTTTTGTTTTTACAGTTCGTTCGTAAGGTAAATTTAATTTATCAAAAACTTTGGCAATACTTCTTGCTGCCCATATTTGAGGCTCTATTCCTGTTTCTTTTTTTACTTCTAGGAGTAAGCTTTCTTCTTGCGATGCTAACTGTTTCTTTAATTTATGAGCAGCTTCAACGTCTACGCGTACTCCCTTAAACTTCATATCAATTAAACATGGAAATAATTGTGTTTCAAGGTCAAATACTTTTGTCAAATCTTGGTTTTTAATTTCAATAGATAATTTTTTAAATAATTCTAATGTTAACTCTGCATCTTTTTCTGCATAAGAACCTACATACATCGCAGGCAATCTCCACATTTCAGATTTTGCATCTATACCAGCCTTATCGGCTGCAGCTCTTAGTGCTGTTTCATCTTTAATTTGTCCAAGATAATCTATAGATAAACTATTAAGTGAATACCACAATCTATTCTCATCAACTAATGATGCCATAACCATTGTGTCAACAATATGACCATTTATTTGTACACCATATGCTCTTAGCCAACACACATCATACATAGCATTATGAAATAACTTAACATTTGGTAATGCACATATTTCTTTTATCCATCCCATAACAACAGATTCATCAAAAAAATTTCCCTCTTTGTGCCCAAAAGAATAATAACCTGACCAGCCTTCAACTGCTACAGCTATTCCTACAATCTCACCTTCATTAATTAATGCACCAGATCCTTTTGACTTTAGGTTAGGATCTCTAGTTTCTAAATCAATTGAAATATATTTATGGTCTTTAAGATCAGGAAAAGATTCAGGGCTTATCCATTCAGTTTGTGCTTCAAACATTAGCTATAATCTCTTTCCAATATCATCTCTAAATAATGTATTGCCTTTTCAATATCTTTTGCTTTACCTTTATTTTGATGTCTACAGATATACTTTATAGCATTTCCTTCTGCAAACAAGAGTTTATTTTCATTGATAAACTCTGCAGGTTGAATACGCATATTTCGGTAGTGCTTTCCACCAACCTGTTCTTCTAATGATTTATAAGTTGTTCCTTTAAACATGTCTTTGTCTGTCATACTATGGGTCCTCCTATTGTGTAATAGTAATCTGATGTTGGTTGCATTATGTATAAATTTTCTTTTGCCCTTGTTGTGCCTACATAAAATAATCTGTGTTCAGAGTCTTGGTTTTCATAAGCACTACGATAAATAAATTCATCCTGACCCTCGACACCATAGTCTGTAAATAAACACACATTATCGCACTCTTTACCTTTAGATCCATGCAAAGTTAGTAATTGTATTTTTGATTTTTCCATTAATGTGTCTCCTCTCTCTAGTAATGTTTGCATATATTCTTTTGTGTCCTCTGGAAAATGTAATTGTTTCCAATCACCATCTATTAGTAAACCATGTTCACTTTTTAATTTTTCTAAATCAACACTTGTTTCACGTTGTATAGTTTTACCATCTGAATAACCTCTACGTACGTGTCCTTTTTTTACTAATAAATAATTATAAAGTCTTTCAGCTTCTTCAGGAGAAACAAATGCTCCTTGATTTAATCTTGTCCAAACTTGATATGCTTCTAATATAGAATTAGGTAAGTATTTATTTGACCTACCTGTAAATCGCACACCTAAAAAATAAAAGTGTTCTGAAATATTAAGTAATAATTTGTTTGTTCTAGCTAATATCATCCAATAACCTTTAGAAAAATCTATTTCATCTAGTGTATGATTGGGATAAACTGCTCCCTCTGCATCTCTTGGTATCCATTTTTTATCTATTCTACTTGTAAGTTGATTTAATATTTTAATAGCCTCCTTATGTATTGCTTTAGGTACACGACGAGATATTTCTTGATCATCTCGTTCTCCTTCTTGTTTCATAAAATAATCAGGATCTGCACCTTGAAACCCATAAATAGTTTGATCATCATCGCCAGCCATATACGCTCGTTTACATTTTGATTTTATATAATCAAAACATTTCCATTGATGAGGACTTAAGTCTTGGGCTTCATCGAGGAAGACGGCATCGAGTGGAGGACACCGATCTTCCTCGACAAACTTGTTAATCATGTCATAGAACTCAACCATATTAGTTCCGTCCTTGAATGATTTTAAATCTGTTTGTAATTGTATTGTAGAGTCTACATCTATTTCATGATGTTTTTGTAATTCAACAGCAGCATCCTCTATAGAAATTAATTTAGATCTTGAGTATTGTATTATTTGTAAATGTGTGTTTTGATATTTAGGATTACCTGCTGCATCAACAGTAGTCTCAAAAGATATATTTAACCACTCAGGATACTCTTGTTTAAAACGATTCCATTTTTTACCTGTTAATAATTGAGTGTTTGCATCTATGTTTGACTCTCTCATACCCATAGCATGCATTGTAGATATATATTTTAGTTTACTATTAGGAAATAATTCTGCAATTCTTTCTGACGCTTCTTCTGCTGCAGCTCTACTAAATGTAATGTATACTATTTTTTCAGGGTCAATAGCATAATCGTTTAATTCTTTTTTTAAATAATAATTAACTAATCTATATGTT